CGGTTATGTCAAACTGATAATCTTTACTTAAATTGTATTTATTATTCGCCATTTTTTAAAATTTATTTGTTGTTAATGTAATATGCTGCCCTTTCATTTGTAGACAGTTTTTTTAAATCAATAGTTGAGCTAAAGTTTTCACCTTCAGGATTGTAATTAATACCTTCTGTAGCAGGTTCACCACTTAGTTCTGTGATTTTACTTTTTAATTCTTCGATTTGTGTCATAAGTTCCCCTATAACTTCATTAGACATTTCTGTCTTATCTTCTTCAGAATCTTCTGTTTTTTCTTCGGAAACTTCTTCAGATAAATCTTCAGTTTCTTCAGCAGCCTTATCGCCAAAAATTGCTTTTTCTAATTCAGCAACTCTATCTTTTAGCTTTTCGTATGTTTCTGCCCAATCAGCTTTTTCAGCAGGTGTGTCACCTGGCTCATCAAATTCTTCTTTAGATTCCTCAACTACTTCTTCAGAAAGTTCTTCCTCAGATGCTTCAACATCTTCAGCTTCTTTTTCTTCTCCTAAGTCTAGGATTTCAGAGTTTTCACCGATTGTCATTTTATTTCCGTTTTCCATTGTGTAAGACCCTGCAGACAATGCTTCTGCCTCGCCATCATCACCAATAGCAAACACTTTAGACCCAATCATAAATTGCTCATCTTCTGTAGCAATCATACGACCATCATCTAATTTCATTTCAGCGTAGAACTTTACGCTATAAGATTTAGGTTCATTTTTCATTTTTAAGAGATTTAAAATTTTTTCTATAGTTCCCATAACATTAATAAATATAAAAGGGTTAAAACTGTTTACTTCTTTAGTATTTTACTGTCTTGTTTTTTATAGCTGAACAGACTTTAGCAGCCGTTTCTTTATTGCCATATTCTTTTATTTGGTCTCTCATACAATCATTCCACGAATACTTTAACATGGCTTTTTTATTTGCAAAAGCAATATATTCTAACATCTTGTATTTTTTCTTTCTTTTCTTTTTGCCTGTTTTAGTATATAATTCTTCTTTCATTGTAGCAGTAGAATGATCAGCACAAGGCATAAAGAGTTTTACACCATCAACAGTATGAGGGTGTGAACCTGTACAACCTTTAAACATTTCTGCATAGATTTCAGCTTCTTCTTTAGTTCTAAATAATGGCTCACCATCTAAAACCTTTACAGGGTTCAATTCATTTTGTAAAATAATATCCTTTATTTTACCCATCATTACTTCATCAGGACAATCTTCACAAACTTCGTCTAATATATCTACTTTCTTAGATGCTTCAATTAATTTATCTGTGAAATATCCTTCAATGCTAAATCCTCTAACTTCTTTATTCTTAATTGCTTCCCAAATTTCAGGATTATTTTCTGCTGATACTTGTACAAACCACGTACCAATAGGTAAGTTGTTAAAGCCATACATATTAGACTTGTCATATTTTTTATCTTCCTTAATCCACGATTCTACGACAGTTAATCCTTCAACTGGTACTTTGTGTTCAAAGGTGTGATTATTGTTGTTTAAACTATTCATAAATAGCTTCTGTGCTTGTTTAATAGTTTCCTTTGTAAAGAATACGTCATATTCTTCATTTGTTTCTTTGTCTAGTCTAGGTATTTTTTTGTCAGGAATAAGGATTGCACCTACTAGCTGTTTTTTTTCTTCATCTACTTTTGCAAGAGATAAAAAATCATTATTAAAGAAAACAAAATTTTCTTCTATTGCAGGAAACTTGACAACGCTGATCGCATCAACGCCAAACATATCTGCTGTTTCGTCTATAATTAGTTCTATAAGTTTTTTCTTTTTTGCCATAACATCTATAAATATAAAGTTCTTAATTTTGTTTACAACGTAGCTTGTACTTCTAATTCTTCTTGTAGTGCTTGTGAACTACTAATATCATTTTCTACAACAAAAGCCTGAATTGGTTGTGTTGCTGTAGTAATTGCTTCAATGTTAGGAATTAGAGGTCCTAATCCTGTTGGACTATCTTCTTCAGGCTCTACATCAGGCACACTAACTGCACCACCTGCAGATGGTGTTACACTATCAATGCCACTTAATTCACCTGCTCCTCCACCATCTTTTACTTTTCCTAATATAGCTTTTGCTTGACCTATACCTGCTAAAACTGTTCCTACTAATTGTGCAATTAATAAAGGCGTTGTAACAGGAGCTAATGGTCCTGAAGATGCTCCTGCTGCTGATGCTCCTGCTATTGCACTAGAAATACCTGATGCTGTGTCTATTAAAATTTGTGCTACTGCTGCTGCTTTACCAACTTTAGTACCTTCACCTGCTAATTGACCTATACCTGCCAAAATTGATTTACCTGCACTAATAGTAGCCGCTTTTTTAGCTGCATCAGTTGCTTGTTGTATTTTTAGCCTATCTTTTCCTGTTTTCGTGTCTACTTTTAATACTTCTTTACTTGTTTTCTTTGTTTCTTTTATTAAACTGTCGTTATATTCTTTTTCTAATGCTTTTAAGTTTGTTAATTGTTCAGAACGCTGTCCTGTTATACGTTCATCTAAGTCGGCAGTTTCTGTTTTTGCATCAATTAAAGCAACTTGTAAATCTATATTATCTTTGTTTCTAGATAATTCTAACTCTGCTAATTCTACTTTCTTTTGTGCTAATGCTTCTTCTTCTTCAAATTGAGCATCTAAAATTTCTCCTAATTTAGTATTTGCTGCAATTCTTTCTTCAAAAGTTAAACTAATATCATCTCTAATTTGTCTTTGTATTTCTGCTTCTTTTTGAAATGTTAATTGCAACTGTCTTTGTTGTGCTTCTGCTAATTTTACTTCGTTACGCAAATTAATAAGGTCTTTGCCAAATTGCACAGATTCTTTTGCAGCTCCTTTTGCATTTTTTATAAAATCACTAAAACTTTCATTATTGCCTACAACTGCTTCTTTAACACCATTAAAAGATTCTTTAGCTATTTCTCCTGCTTCTTTAAATTCTCCTTTTAATACTTTTCCTACTGCTTTTCCTAATAAACCTAAACCTTTTACAACAGAAATAACTACTGTTCCTATTTGAGTTAGTATATCACCAAACACAGCAGATGCTATATTTACTTTATCTAAAATTTGTTGATTAGCACTAAATTTATCTGCTAAGAATTGTAAAGCACTAATTACTGCACCAATACCTATAGCCTTCCAAGCAAGACCTATTCCTCTAAATCCTGTTGCTAAAGCTGCAGTTCCTTTTTCTGTTTGTTTAGCAGTTTTATTTATGTCAGATAATTCTTTCTCTACTGCATCTAATCTTTTTAACGCTTCTTTAGCATCTATTTTAAGTTCTACTGTTTTTTCTATCGCCATATTATTCTAATTATTTCTTTTAACATTCTTTTGAAACTTGTATGATATTCTTGCATCCCATAAGCAAAGTCTAATTCTTTATCTTTGTATTCTACTAATTGCAAGTGATCAATAGAAGGTATAATTATCTTTGTAGTATTTTCTATATATTTTTTTAATTCCATATTAACCAATCATTATTCTGTAAATATATTCCATCACCATCTTGATATAAAGCCATATTATCGCCATACCCTAAACTCATATTGTCTAATGTTTGTACAGTTAAATCTACTGTCAAAGACCAGACTCTTTTAGTATCAGTTTGCAGGTCATCTAAACCAAAAGAAATCTCTCCGTTACTATGACTTATATATAAAGATGTTCTAGAAGCAACTTCTGCTATATTAAATTGTTGTATGCCACCTGCTGTGCCTATTTGTGTAATAGTTCCCTCTATATTTTTAAATGCTGTATACCAAGAAAATGCTTCTAAATAACCTGTAGGATAACTTGAGTTAGTCCCACCTACTACTACTGTTGTTCCATTTATTCTTATAATCATATTAGAATTGTTTGGAATAACAGGGTTTTTAGTTCCTGTCACACCTTGTGGATAAGCATAACCTCTTGTATTTCCTGTTGTATATCCAATCAAAACCATTCTGTGTGCTTCGCCATTTACAGAAGGAATAGATAAATTTTCATTTCTAAATTTAATTACTAAATCATCACCATTATAAGGAAGCAAAGCAGTAGATGTTTTAGTGTTATTAGTTCCTACTATAAATGGTTTATTTAATTTAGCTAGTTTACCCTCAAAAATAGTTTTTATTTGACTATTACTGAAAATCCCTCTTGCATTTCTTTGGTTTTGAATCCAAGCAGGTAAGCTATTAGAATTTGCTAAACAAGGTCTTAATGATAAATCAATACCTAAAGAAGGGGGCGGTTCTATGTCAATAATTGTTCCACCTAAACAGTCACAACATTCGGAGTCTGCATAAACTCCTGTTTGATTAGCATTGGTAACAGTAGGAGTGCAATTAGGAGTTCCGCTAGGACACCATGTGTACATACCTACTACATTATTATTTAAAGGTACTTGACTAACAACATAATTACATTCATAGCAAGTTCCATCATAAGTATCATTAATTTTTATTAAAGTAGTTTTAGTTGATACTTTTTGACCAACTTGATAATTTTGTATTTTTAAAATTCTCCACCATGTATCTCTTATAAAAATTTCATCATTAAATTTAAAATTAAAAATATCTACTTCGTTTAAGTTTAAATGACATTCCATTATTCTAGCATCTTCACCATATATGCTATTTAAATAATTATTCCAATATAAATAGTATAGACTATTTTGAGGAATTGTACCATTTACGTCAGAATTAAAAACAGTTAATTCTCCTGCTAGAGGAGGAGCAGGTGACCAATACAAAGATTTTGTAGTTGTTGCTATTGTTGATTCACCTGATGATGGTGTTAAATTATAAGGACTACATAGTGGATATGTTTGAAAAGAATAAGATGTAATTACAGAAGTATTTTTATCTTGATGATGAAAATATATAGTAATAGCATTGGCTGATTCATCTTGAATGTTGATCGGAGAACCATTATAAAAAAACAATTTAGGTTTAGTTTCACTTATTATATTTTCATAGCCACCTTCTACTTGATTATAGGAAAATTCATAATGAACTGCCATATTCGGTAAATTTGTAGATGCTTGGGTATCTTCTCCGTTTCTAAATACTTTCTGATTTATATAAGGTGAAAATATAGGATTATTTGTTAGAGTTCCTTTTGCAAAATCATTGTTGTTTTCTGTTGTAGTAAATTTACCATATACATTTAATGTAGGTGCTTCTAATTTTATAGACTTATTAGACATATCTTCATCTTCTAAATCTGTAAAAATTGTTTCTTTTTTTTGTAGTTGTGTAGTATCTTTTACTATAATTTCTTTTGATGTATCTAATTTTTCTGTCCAATTTTTAATGCTTCCTTGTGCTAAATAATCATTATAAGGCTCAATAAGTATATTACTAGGATTACTAGGGTCTGTAACCATAACAAGGTTAAATCTCTCTATAATGTCTTTTAAAAATGATTTTTGAGTTATAGAAGGGTCTATACCTGCAGGAACTGTTACCTGTCTATCATATACATCAGGCGTAGGACCATTCCAAGAAAATGAAACGATATTTTTACAACCTACAAAGGATGTTGGAGTTGTATCTGCCGCAGCATAAGATAAAGTTCCAACACCAGTTGTAGCTTTTCTCCAACCATCAAAAGTAACCAAAATCTTACCTGACTTACCTACGGGCATAGCTTCTAAAGGAATTGCTATAGGCTTATTAAAATTAACTGTGCCTGTTGTTGCTCCGTTAGGCACATAATAACTACCTTCAGTATAACCATAAACTGTGTCATAGTCTGGTTGTCCTGTTGTTGGGTTAAAATCTATTATTTTAGCTCTATAAGTTTTTTCTCCTCCATCACCTGATGCAGACCCTGCAATTACGTTTGTAGCTGTTAAGTATAGACTCACAATAACATCCCCTGTTTGTGCTACACTATTTTTAGTAAAATAATGTCCAGAAGTATTCCAAAGTCCTGTTGGGTCTTGAGGAGTGTTAAAGCCTAAACCAGCAATCGGTTGATTAGTATCAGCTCTAACTAACGACCAATTATCATATTGTGTTGTAAAATTATAATCATTCCAAGTTCCCCAAGAGGTGCTGTTTCCAACTTTAGTATATCCTAATATTTGTCCTACAGGTTCTGTTTGTGGTCTAGGTAATGCAGTATGATTACAAGTAGTCATAAAAATTTTACCAAAATAATCACCATCTATAAAGCTAGATATATAACTAAAACCTGCTTTTGCTATTATTAATCTAAACAATTCTTTTATTTGAATAGCAGGTCTAAGCTGTGTGATAGGTACTTGCAAATTAGATTGATCTCCTGTAAGTGATGTGGCGTTTAAATACTCTGCTACATCTATATTGTAATAAGCATTACCTATAGTAAAAGACATAGGGTACATAACCTTCTGAACATTTACATCAGTATCTCTTAAAGATGTTCCTGCTATGTTTTGAAAACCACTATCAGAGCCGTCCCAAGAAGCAGCTACATTAGCAGCAGTAAATGTGTGGTCTAGTTCTTCACTATAAGTTCCATTATCATTTAAAAAAACATCTTTTAATTTATTGCTGCCTATTACAGTAAATAAATCAGCAGTATTAGATAACAATACTACTTGATAAAATTGTGCTTTTTTATATACTGCTTTTAATTGAATTATGCCCTCAAATTGACTAACACCATCTGCAAACAAAACAGCATCAAATGATTTTCTAGTATCAAAGACTAAAGTACTTGCATTTACATTATACCAATCTTGAAAGAATTTATTATTATTATCTGTGAATGGTAATTTAAAAGTTTGACTAAAATTTGCTTTTCTTTTTTCAGGTTCTTTAACATCAGAAAATTGAAAGTTAAGACTTATGTTAGGTGATTCTTGTAAATCTAATTCATAAGATGAATCTACTGTAGCACCTGTTGTAGCTTTTCTGTATGCAACTAATCTAACTTTCATTAGCTATTTGTGTTTAAAGGATTAGAGTATTCTATATTAATAGTGTATTTAATTTTTATACCATCATTAGCACTAGTTTTTCTTACTATATTTTTATTAGTAACTAATACAGGTACAGTATATGTAGTGTCAGCATTTTCTATTATAAAAACATCTGTAGACATTACACATTTTTCTAACAATTCAGCATCTTGTTCTGTTATCCAATCTGTATTTAATGTTTCTTTTAATATAGCATCTGTCTTTCTTACCTTACGTGTACTATCAAAATTATTATATGAGTATTCTGTAGAATTATATTCACCTAATACTTGTCCGTATGTATCTCGTTTTACATCTACACTTTGTTTTGATTTCATTTTGAAATTAAAATAATCCCAACAGCCTACACTATTTAACCACCCCAACCTTCTTATCTTAAACCCTTTACAACTTGCATCTTGTTTTATAAAATAATACAATGCAGTTTTTACTGAAAATCCAGAAATTCCTTGTATTGTGTAATATGCCCAATTAGAAAAATTAGATGGTCTTGCACCTGTTGTAGCTGATTGTACCTGTAAATTACCTGGACCACAACCAAAATAAAGCAACCTCTCAGGCTGAGTATCAGCTTCACCACCACTAGTAGAAGGGATTGCTCCCCCTGTTCCACTTTCATTAGTTATAACTTGACTTGAACCTATTGATGAGCCAGAAGAGTCATAATATATAATCACTATTATTTTTATATCGCTATTAAAAATGCTTTCACTATTTAAAAAAGCTAGAGTATGAAAATCGCCTGTATTTGTAGAATCGTCCCATTGAACATAATTTCTGTATACTGAAGAACTAACAACATCACCTGTGCTTTGTTGTACATCACTTAAAAATCTTCCATTAACATCTTTGGCTTGAAAACTTTGAAATGCTGTTCCTTGAAAATATGTCCCTGATGTTCTTGCTGTTTCTAAAGGTAATGAAGCTGCAATATAATACTTAGTGCTAGTTGCATTTTCACTAGTATTTTCTGTAGGACTTATAGTTGCTCCTGCTGAGTATTCTTGATATGCTTTAACATAAATTTTTCTAAGTTGATTTTGATTTAGACTAAAGATTTTTGCTGCTACATTAGAGCCTAGTGTGTGTATTGACTTAGTTGTGTCATTTTGATCTGCATAAGTGTTTTCTATTTGTGTGTTTATAATATCGCTAACATCATACACAGAATAGACATTTGTAGTGCCTGTAGTATATCCGTTTGGTCTTTGTTTTATTTTACCTAGTAATTCTCCTGAAGCATCATCAATTCTTATTTCTAAAATAAATTTAAAATAGAATAAGTCTGTGATGTCTGTTTGTTTTACTGTATAAGGTACTACAGGAGTCCAATTTGTTATTGCAGGTATTTTTGATGAATCTGCTACAGGTCTTTGTGGTAATGATATACTTCCTATTGCCATATTATGTTATTATTGTTTCTAATTGTTTTTCTAAATCTTCTCCAAATGCTTCTACTATGGCATCTGTTTGTTTTTTTAATTGTTGCGTAAATGGTCTGCTAAAGAATTGTGTTCTTGTTAAACCTCTTTGATATATTGCTCTTTGTATTAAAAAAGCTAAACTTTTTCTTTTTATAAACTTCCCATCTTTTCTAGCTGCTTTTAATGGCTTACTTACTATCCATCTATCAATAACACCTCTAGGTGGCATCTTGTTAGAAAACTTAAAAGGACTGCCTTGACCCCTCATTTTACCTTTGCCTTTATAACCACCTGCACCTCTTACACCTTCATCTACGAATTGCCAATAATCTTCAGCACCACCAAATTCAAATTCTAATGTAACACTATCTTTTTTTGCAGTCACTAAATAATCAAAATCATTAAATAGTGTATTTGGACTGGTTGTTTTCTTTTTCTTTTTTAATATACCCCTACCTTCCTTGACAACTTTTCCGCCAAGTTTCTGCATAGCCTGTATAGTGTTTTTAAACTCCATTAACTATTCGGTGATATTGGTACAATACAAAGATTGTTCTTGTTATTAACTTGCATACTTATAGATGCTGACCAACCTGTCAAAAGATTGTCAAATCTAGCTGTAAATGGTTCACAAGATATTGGCAATTCTAATACAACTTCATCATCCACCCAACTTGTAGAGTAAAGACTTTTATGAAACTCATTAATTACATCTTGCAAGATTTGTAGGTTTTCGCTTAATGTATCTAATCTGCCTAACCTTTCATTATTAGGGGCATCACCTACTTCATCATTAATCATATCTAACACATAGATTGTAAAATTATAAGTCATTACACCCTTGTCTACTGTTGCTGTTCCAGGCTCTGCATATAATATAACATAATCAGTTGCACCTAGCTTATTAATGTCAACTTCGTCCATAAAGCCACTATGAAAGCTATTGATCATAAAATGCTTATCAGCTATTGTTTCTAAAAATCCTACAGCGTTTCTAAAAGTTATCATAGTTACTTCTTTGTTTATTGTTATAATCTTGAGAATAAGCCAAGTATGTTAGCACCTCTAAGATTGGTAATCTTGTTATTTTATTTATGTTTAATATATTGCTATTAGAAAGCGAATATAGGGTATTATACCAACCCCATTTAGACTGCATACTTACCCCCTTTGCAGTTTCTTCTCCTGTGCTTGTAAATAGCTGTGCGAAATCCTTGCTAAGTCTTCCCCTAAAGTCAAAAAAAAACCTAGACAACTTAATGCTATATCCATTGGACAATCTTTAAATAATTCTTCTTTAAATTCATCAGGGTTGTAATCCTCAATAGCATATCTTTCATTCCTTTTAAAAGTAATTTTCCTATAAAGTATTGACATAATAGTATGCAAGTTTTCTATTGGCTCTTTACAATAGCTTTCTAAATCAATATATTCTCCTGTGCTAATGTTACTAAGATTAGGACAGAATCCGTATTCTTCACCATTAAATTCAAATACCTTTCTAAATTGTTCTTTGTTAGGCTCTGTGTCTATCATGTTTTTAATTATAGCCATTATCTCTAATAAGTCCTTGTAAGCCATTTTTTTAACTACAAATGGACTTGTATTACATAATAGAGCTAAACTCTTTACAATCTTATTTTTCTCACTTCCTTTGCCTCCTTGTATTTCTACATATTTTTGATAAGTGCCTATTGTTATATCAGACCAATTATCAGGTATTGTTAATTTAACCTCTTTCATTACTAATAAATATAAAAGTTAATAATTTGTTTTTTCTACAATATATAGTATTTGCCACTATGGTTAATACTTAGCTTATTTAAACACAGATAACGTGTTGCATCAATTAAATGGTCATTGACTTTAACAGGCACATTAAGAACATCACCATTCTTATCTGTAGCCCACTTATAACCTCTAAATTCTTTAATTGCATTTAAACTATCTTTAGTTATATGCAGCTTATATCTTCTCATTATATCTATCCCTAAATGTATTCCTGCACCTTTCTTAGCAGGTTTTATGTTAAAGCCTTGTCTATATATTTCTTCAATAGATTTAGGTTCTGCTGAATCGCCTATTATTTCTGATTGCCTATCTATTCTAAATTCTTTCATCTTATTAGCAAGGTCAGTATTTGTCAATCTCTTTTCATATAACATCTCTTTGATATATAAATTATCATCTGATTGATATACTGCTACTAATGCTGTTGGTGAATTTGTAAAGCCAAAGTCTAAACCATATCCAATTAATCGTCCTTGCACTTCATCTACTAATTGAAAGTTCCTGAATATCATTGTTTGTATAGAACCTATTTCACCCATTCCATAAACACGCCAATAATCAGGGTCTATGTCTTTTAATCTCTCAATCTCTGCAATAGTATCTTTATCTAAAAATGGATTTGCTTTATATGTGGACTTAATAAATGTGCAATCATCTCTTGTAATTACTTTATCATATATCCAACTATAAGGATCAGAAGGGTTATAATCTAAATAAACTTTATCTGTTGTTCTAAGAATTAATTGTTGGTAATCTTCATATGTAAACTCATTAGCTTCATTAAGCCATAAATAGTTACGTTTACGCCCTCTAATCTTCTGCGGCTGATCAACACTAATAAACTCAATTAGATTGCCGTTAAGAGTATATGATAATTCTGACTTGTTGTGATTTTCTTCTGAATATAATCCTAGTTCTTTTAGTAATTCCAATACATCACGATATGCAGTTCCTTTAAGTGCAGGTAATGTTTTCCTACATATTGTAAATACCTTGCCTGTTTCTTTTAATGCTTTGACTATAAATAATTGACAAAGCGAATAGGTCTTTGAACTTCTTGTCCCCCCCTGAAGACAAGTTATTCGTGTGCTAGACCTATAAGCCTTGTGAAATACATTTGTGGTATCAATCGTTACCTGTGTCAATTACTTTTATATTTATATCGGTTATAGATTTGCCATCAGTAGTAATATCCAATTCAGACTTTTCAGTATATCCTCTGCTCTTGCCTTTAGTCTTTAAAAAGAATATAGTAGCAGCTGTTGAGTTATCTTGAATCTGTTGGTGTAATTGGCTTTCAGCAAAGTCTAATGCAACATTCTCAATCTCTTGAACTTGTTGTCTAAATTCTTCATCATCTTTAAGCCATTTGTAATATGTGCTTCTAGGAATATCAGCTTTTTTACAAGCTATTGTTACTACTCCTAAACTCTTTTCTAACGCCTTTAATAACGTTTCTTTTTTAATGTGTCTACTTTTGTTCATAGTTTTATTTTAACATTATAACCCTTTTTCTTTAAATCATCATGCAATTTCTGTGCCTTAACTAAATCATCTTCTTTAATAGTTATAGTAGCTATATCTTCTTGTTCTTCTTCTATTTTATCTATATTAAAACCAAACTCTAAATCTTTAAAACCCCAATCTTTTAATTCTTGTATGTCGAACTCGTTAGCTAGTATATCCATATCCCATTCACCACCTGACTTGTTTAGCCTAATGTTTAATTCTCTTTCTTGTTCTTTGTTAAGGTCTAATACTACACAAGGTATTGTAATATCATCAACATTACTTTGCTCTGCGTTTTCCTTCCATATTTTATATCGTTGATGACCACCAATAATAGTCATATCTTTATTTACCACTATTGGCTCTACAAGCGAGAACTTGTCTAATGAGTCTTTTAAATCATTATACTGCTTCTTAGTAATCTGTCTAGGATTATATGTTGCAGGTTTTAATTTATTTATTTGTATTCTTTCTATTTTCATATCTTTTATCCATTGCTGATTTAAATGCGTTTAAAGTTTGTTGCCTTGTTCTTGTTATTTTTTTATTTCTATCAATATACAAATATGTGTGTATTGGTTCTCCTGTTTTTTTGTCTGCAAAGAATATGTTTTTATTTCCTTCACAAAATAATAGCATTACATTTCTTTTAAAATGTTCAGAACCTTTAAGCTCTATAAATTCCCAATCATTTAAAATCCACCATTTGGCTTCATT